TTGGTAAATCAAATTTTGATAAGCTCTAGCTTGTTCTTTTATATGTGGTGAAGTATTGTCTGAATATCCTACAATTTTCTCTGTTAATCTTTCAGCCCAGAACTCTGGAGGGTGTCCTCCGAAGTTGGTTGTGGCTATTTCTACCAGTCCTAATTTTGGCATTCCCTCTGGCGTAATCTTATCTACCATTTTTTAGGCTCTACAGATTTTTGTAAATGTTCGTCATTACGGCCTATAAGAGTTGGCTTATGTTCATATTTTTTTATTTCTAATTCACTAATTCTAGAAACTTGTAAAGTATTTTCATTTTGCAAAACTACTAAAGGATCTGCAAGTCTATGATATCCGTATAGTTTTTGTTCTGCTGGAACATCTGTATCTAACAATCCACTACTAGCAGCTACTTCTACTTGTATATTATTAGAAACACATTTAGACAACCAAAACTCAACACAAGCCCTTCCGGATTCTGCAAAATGCAAATTACCTTTATAACTGAAATCTACACCAAATAATTTTATATTAGCTACCTCGTTCCATAATGCAAAAGCAACTGCATAAGCAACCGTATTATTTAAATAATAACAATTAGTATCAACAATTATTTCTTTTATAGGGTACTCAACTAAACCAGGGCATCTATCATCTAACTGACATGTGTATATAGGCCCTTTATGCTCTTGTAATACTTTAGCCATACTACTAGTTTGGCCACCAGCATCATCACCTTCTAAGAATCTAGATGGGGGATCCATCATAAATACTCTATCATGGAAGATTACATCTGCTACAGCATTTATTGCCCAGACTTCATCAAAATGAACTCCATGAGATTTAGCTAAATTATAATCAAACCAACTTTTACCTAGCCCAACTATGGCTATTGATTTACCTTTAAGACCTGCAATTTTTTCCATGTATTTTTTAAGATACCGTTGTCCTCAAAGAATCATGACGGTATTCATCTCTCCTTCCGCGAGCTTCTGCAAGATTTTTTAATCTTGTGATTTCAAGTAGAAATCTTTGCTCGTATTGTTGTTGTATATCGGGCTCACCCTTTAAAAATATATTAGCTTCTACTAATGTTCCATATAGTAATGCATTTCTAGCATTTTGTGAAATCCAAGTCCCAGTGGTATCTGTTACTATTGAATTTGGTTTGAATAAGTAGTGCAATTCAACAGAATAATCAGCATCTGGCACAGGACTTACAATCAATGTAGATCCATTATTTCCTGCTGTAGATAGTTCTTTATCAAAATCTGCGTAATACAATGGCCTAGCTCGTTCACTAATTGCTGTAGGATCAACTGAAAATTCACGCATGAAAGATGTATGTTTTTTATCTAAATAGTGATAATCACCATCTCCATCTATAACTGCAACTGAAAAACTCATCTGAAAATCAGAAGGAGCTGTTAAGTAAGTGTTGCCTATCGTTAAGTTACCAGTAACGTTTTTACGAAAGTAATCAAACTGTATTAGTTCAAAAATCCTTTCTTCTGCATTTTTAATAAAATCATCAACAGTAGCAACAAATGTAGTTTCTTCATTCTCTACATAGTTTTTAATTAATGTTTTTAATTCAGCTAATGTCATAATGTAGTAATTGTAACTGTCCCTAATGATCCTGTCATCTTAGGAGTCGTAAAATTTGTTGGTAATGTTGAAGGATTCATAAAGTTTGATTTAAAAATAGAGGAACTTACAACAACAACAAAACCCTCTCCTTCTTCTTTATCGTTGTTTGGTCTTGGTTTATATAAAGCCTCAGGATCTGCTTTTGCTGTTAAAGGTTTTAGCTGTGGATGTTTAGGTTCAAAACAATCAGAACATACTTTAGCACCATTCCATTCTTCTTTTAATTCAGTAAACTTATATTCAAAGGCACATCTATCGCATAAAGCTTTTGCAAATTTTCCAGAGGCATAGGCCATCTTATCTCATCCTAATATCAGGTCTTACTCTAAATGATGCTCTATCTTCATCTTGGTCTGCTGCTCTAAGAAATTCTTCTTCGTATATAGCTTTTAATTGAGGAGTAAGTTGTGGATTCTTTTTTAAAGATATGTAATAAGCCAATCCTGCAACAAAACAAGGATAAAATCTAAATGGCATATCCATAGTATTGTTAGCTTTGTCTGCGTCATCCATTCGTACTATTTTATTAAAAACTAGAACATCTGTACTGTTTTCTGGTGCGGGCCATATTTTTAAAATTGGTGTAGTTAGCTTGTCAAGAAAGAATTGTGATGGCCTGGCTTTGGTTGTTTTATTTGGTATGTTTGTATATGCAGATCTACTAATTCTATTGATGCTTGTGTCAGTTTGCACTCCATTAATTGTTCTACGTACCACTACATCTAAAACATCAATTACATTTTTATTTAAAGGATAATCAGTTGTGCTTTCAGTAACTGTTTGTGTAGCTTGTTCTATTGTCCATTGATTAAGACCTCTGTTAGCCCATTCAGCAAGCATAATGTTTACGCTTCTAATTGCACTTTTTAAATCGTATCCTGTTCTTAATTCAAGCCCACATCTTTCATAAGCTTCTTCTATAAACTCAGTTACATTAGGTTCAAAATTTGTACTGCCTGATAATGACATTATTTTTTCTTAACTCTTTTTATAGTTTTTTCTAATCTTTTTGCTTGGTTAGCATGTAGCCTAGATGCATTTTTTAACTCTTTAATCATCTTAACTGTTTGCGTTTTTGTAAGTTCTGCCATATTAATCTTCCTCTTGAGCGTATAGATTGTTAAATGTTACATTAGGATCCATATAGCTCTCATGTTGTTCTGCTGAATGTGTCCATTGCGAAGGCATAAAGTCTGGCGCTCCTTCACCTACACGCCATAAAGCAGGATTTGTTGCCCTTACTCTATTATTGGGTAAGGCTACAAAGTTACCAGTATATTCGCCAGCGTCTGTTAAATATAACACATGTGATTGCTTATGTTGAGCAGGATCATCTGCTATTGAGTTATCGGTGTAATCTACAGTAAACAAGTATTTGCCTGTATGAAATTCTCCACCTATTTTACACATCCAAGGAGATGAGCTAACCCTATCTAAAACTACAACAGAATGTTCGTGACTTAAACAGTCCCAAGGTTGAGCTAAATGGTCTTCCATAGGCTCTGGCCATTCTTCTAGAGGTATGTCTGCTACTAAAGCTTGAATAGGCATTCTAGCCCACATAGCGCCGCCATGAACGTTTTGCGCATCTTCTTCATCGTCTATTTCACATCCAGTAAATACTACTTGGAATGATAAAGACCTGTCTGGCAATGTATTGACAGCTATAACAAGAGCATGTAAATACTCTCCATGATATTTGCTATGGTTAGCTGTAAACTCTTTTCTGACCCAGCATTTGAACTGCGGGATATTTGAAATTAAATATGACAAAACACTCTCTCCTTTGTTTTTGTAAAAAAATTATTATACTTTTCCGCCTTTAGCCATATATTTAGTGCCTTTCATAGCGCCGCCTTTAGCCATGTATTTAGTACCCTTCATAGCTCCACCTTTGGCCATGTATTTAGTACCTTTAGCTGCGCCGCCTTTGGACATATACTTAGTTCCTTTTGCTGCTCCGCCCTTAGACATGTACTTAGTTCCTTTTACAGAACCACCCATTGCGTATCCTTTTGTTCTTTTAAACATTATTTTGCCTCTTTTTTAACAACTTTCTTTTTAGCTGGAGCTTTTTTCTTAGCTGGCTTTAAATTTGCTGCTTGATGATAACTTTTTCTACTGCCCATAATATTCTCCTTTAAGATATGGTTGTGACTTTTCTTTTAGGTGACATAACTTTACCACAGCCTCTAGCTATAAAACCACCATTTTTCTTTTTGACTCTATTTTGTGCAACCATTGATCTTTCTATAGCGGCACCTCTTTTTTTCTCGTAGGACGATAATTTACCATCTTTATTAAGATCTGCTTTATTTTTATTCATAGGCCCTCCTAGACTCATTGAAACTTTTGCTTTTTTTGTATTAGCGACCACAGTTTGACCTCTGCTACCTGCTTCTTTTTTCTTAATTGCTGTTGCTTTACGTTCTGATTGCGACAGACTGTTTGCTTTAGATGCTGGCAAACAACGATCAGGATTTTTTTTGTCCTTACTTGTACCGCAATCACCTTTGATAGATCCATCTGACCCTATACGTTTCCAATTTTGACCTTTCCAATCAGCAAGTTGTCCCATTATCTTTGTCTCGCCTTCATAACAATACCTTGACCTCTTATAACTGGGCCACCATTAGCTTTTTTTGTTCTTTTAGATTTCTTAGCATAGTTAGGATCTTTGCAATACTTAGATGCGGCCATGTTGGCATAAGCTGAAGGATATGTATCAAAAGTTCTTTTAGCCCAAGCTTTACCAGAAGGACAAATTTTTCCGCCACTTTTTGATTTAGTCATTTAACAATCCCAATCTCTTCTAGCCCAATAATTAGCACTACATTTGTCTGTAGTACCACCCATACCGCCACTTCTAGCACAATATGATTTCTTTCTAGATTTAGTGTTTTTGTGCATACCTAAATTAGCATCACCAAAAGCTATTCTTTTAACTTTACCGCCATCACTACTACAACCTTTAACAAAAACTTCTTTGCGTTTCTTGCCATATCCAGGGTTACCTTTTGAGATAGCCCTAGGTCTGTTAAGCGTTACTGTCTTGCCTTTGTATTCTGCCATCTTTATGCATGAAAAGCAGTCAATGATGAAAATGTAGCAGTTGTATAATTAATATATATACCGTTACTAAAAAGCAATCCATTATCCGGAATAGTAATATCTCTAGTTACTGTAGCAGATGCTACAGATCCTAGTTTAAAAGAACTTGTACCGTTTGGAGAGGTGTTTACAAAATCTACATTTCCTGCCGTTCCAGAGCAAACCAAATTTACTCCTTGTAATCTGGATCTACCTGCAAAAATAACGTCTGCAACTGCTGTATTTATACCTGCGCTAACATCACCTGCTGGATCACCAACTGCTGTTATTGAGGCTATTGTTCTAAAATATTTAGTTCCAGTAGCTGTACCAGCATTTGCACCTGTAATGGATTCTGTTTGAGAGTCTCCATTAACATCGGTGCCGACTACAGTAAAAGAAATAGCTGCATCATTGCCAGCAGAAAGGATCGTTACAATCCTTCCGCCAACATTAGTGACAGAGCCACCGTCAGCTAACGCACCACCTATAGTAAGTGCTGCATTATTTCCAACTGCTGCTGCCACTGATATTCCATTTGCATCTAAGACTTGAGCGTCAGCAATTATAAACCTACCCAGTACATCTGAGCCTGTTAATCTACCTGCCATAAGTTACCCCTTATTCAAATATAGTTCTGTTAATAGCCTGCCAATGCACATCAATTGCTTCGGCTGCTGCTGCACCAGCTTCTATACCAATATAAGGTATAAGGTCAACATTATCAGTTAAAGCACCAGATAGAACTGCTGCTGCACCTTCTGCTACCGCAGATACTGCTGTTCCACCTGTAGAACCAGCTGTAGTAGTAATGTCGTACTGTACGCCATCAACAAAGATTGTTGCTTTTCTATCGCTATTAATAACAATTTTAAGATGGTAGATAGTATTAGCAGCTACCGTTATAGGTAGTGCAGAAATAAAATCAGTTCCACCAACTGAATGAACAAAATGCAATAAAGTAAAATCAGTAAACGCTTCTGAGTTAGTCGCGTCAGTCTGGAATTTAAAATACGCTTGATCTGCGTCAGTTGCTATTAATTGGTCATTAGTTAATTTAAGACCTGCCCAAAACTTTTGGTTATCAATAGCGTTAGGATTAATAGAACATTCCCATTCTGTTTGGTTTTCAGTACCCCAAAGAGTATCTGACCAAGCTACAGGATTCGCTAAGTTAGGAGCAAGAATTGATTGGTCTTGATCTGCACCAGCCGTTGTCATAATAAACCCACCTGCTGTTGCATTTCTAGTAACTAAAGCAGAAGTCATGTTAGTTCCTAGGACTTCAAAATTTGGATTAGCAATGCTTCCAAAACTTTGTAGTTTAGGTATTGTCCTTACTGTTAAAGTCGCTGAAGCTAAATCAATCGCACCACCAGTAAAGTTACCTAAAGATACTGTTACAACATTTGCTGCTGTTACTGTAGCTGTAAGAGTAAGGTCTACTGTGTCTACGCTTAAAGAAGCCATAGCAAAGTCACCTAAAGCGGCTCCTAATACTGCTACATCTTCAATTAACTCATTGCCGTCTCCAATAGAACCAAAGTCTTTTGTCTCAGATCCTGTTAAGAAACCTTGCAGTTTTGGTAATGTTTCGTAATACTCGTTTAAGTAATATCTGTCAGGAGTGGTTGCACTTCTGTTTACGTTGTTGCCGTTAGTACCCGCAATAACAAGCTGCCCATTGGTTTCAATATTTACTTTATTAGTTAATTGATTACCTGTAGTTGCATTTGTAGCTAAGTGTTGAAAACCACCTTCAGACCTAACCGGCCCACTGAATGTTGAATTTGCCATAATTTCCTCCCGGAAATAAGTTCTATTGTCTTGGCTTGTCTGCTAGGTCAGTCGATAGAACAAGTTAATATATTCCTAGTTATTAAAGTTTACTCTTAGATTTAATGTAAAGCAACAAAAAAAGGGGAGCCGAAGCTCCCCTTTAAGAATTGTAATTGAGTTAAAAACTCTACAATATCGTTCCCTTAAGCTCCTTGAGAACCGTAAACGGCTCTGAAGTTAGAATATCCAAAGCTGTAACGTTCTCTAGCTTTGTATCTCATGTTGCCAGTATCGAAATCACCTTCCAATGAAGTTGTCATTGGTGATCTTTCAAAATACTTGAATCCATCAGGACAGTCTGTTTTCAAGAAGAAAGCATCTGTATCTGTTAGATAATTGTTTACAACATAACCATCAGGTAGCATACCAGTATTCCTAATAGCATTTAAGTCGTTGTCAGACGTACCAACTCTTCCAGGAGTTTGTAACAATCTGTCAGCAACAAATACTAATTGTGGTGGAATAATTAGCTTCATACCTTTTAGAGCAATATTAAGACCTTTATCATCCGTAAATGTAGAGATATTAATTAATGCATCTTCAAGTGAAGTTTCATTAAGATCCGCCATAGTAGTAGCTCTGTTTGCTAATGATCCGCCGCCGCCTAGTGGATGATCTGTAGCTATAAGCACTTTACCATCACCGCCAGTTGTAGAGAACGCGTTGTTCAATACAGATGCAGCTTTGATTTGCTTAGTATTAGCCATAGATCTTGCTAGTGCTTTAGTGTATCTAGCACCAAGCCTGTCGTACAGATTATCTTCAACTGCTTCTTCTGTTAGTGCAAATGCTAAAGCCACTGTTTCGTGGGTATAACGAGATGTATAACCTTCGTTAGCTGTATCAAATCTGACACCGCTACCTTCGGATTTTACTTCTGCATTACCAAACCCTACTATCAGGGTTTCTTCTTCAAATGCTCTATCAGATGATTCACTTTCATAAATCTCTGTATGCTGGGCTTCGTATCTATTATATTCCATACCAAACAAGGCGTTTAAACCCGGCTCTAATTCTTTCGCTAATTGCGCTCTATTAATAGCCATTACTTATACTCCCGTTGGGTCGACATAGAAATGTTCGTTAAATTTAACAATAACGTTTACATTAGCTGAGCCTGTTGTTGTGTTGTCCGGATCAGAGGAGAATCCCATAATCCTAAATGTTGCAGTCGTTGCAGCAGTTGTCCCAGATAGTTCTACAGCAGACATACCAGTTTTGGTAGATCCAGCCGTATAAGCTATATCTGCATTCAAACCGACATCAGTTTGAGCTGGAGAACCAGCACTCTGAATCTCGAATACAGCATCAGGGTCGTCTTGTACAAAAGCCACGATATCAGTCGATACAGTTCCGCCAGGGAAGTGAGAACTAAAAACAACGTCACCGCTGCTATTAGTAAACTGACACCCTCTAAAAACACCTACTGATTCATCACCAGCTGCTGATACTAAAATCGTACCAGTATTAAGCATTTTTACTAAATCGCCTGAAAAAATATTCCCCGAAGCTCCTGTAGCTATCTTATATTCTGTTGTACCACCGTTGGCAACGCCAGAACCTAATTTACCTACAAGTCTTGCTCCAAATGGGGCATCTTTGTTAGCCATAATAAGTCACCTTATAATTTATAATTCTATTAAGTATTGATGATCAACTTCGCTGACCACCACCAAAAGTTACTTTGCTTGATCTCTGAGGATTTAACATCGGAGAACTTGGGTCTGATTCCTTCATCATATCGTTATCCACAGCGTCTTGCTGTGTCTTGGCACGTGAATTATAGTAGGAGTTCCTCTCTTCACGAGTTTCATTTGGAATCTTAGCCAATAGCAAACCACCACGTGCAACTACTCCTGTGTGTCTTCCTTGCTTTAGGGTATCGTATCGATCTTGTTGAGAATCATCTAACTCTTCAGCTCGAACTAGGTTAAAACCTTCGCTCAATCTTGCAGTTAAATTTTTATGATCTTCAACGCCTAAAGTTTCGGCTCTGATCCACCTGTAAGTATAACCTTCAGGTGCAGGAGGAGCGTCCAACGTTGATGGCGGGCTCCATGGTTTGCGAGCTTCTTTTTTAGCTCGAGTGTCGGCAGAGCGCGAGGCTCTGTTTAAATCTTTATTGTCATTTTCTGTCATAACTATTACCTTTTAACATATTTTGCGTACTCTGTTAAGGGTACGTTTAATCTTTTTGCCATTTGCACTTCTGCTGGCGACAACTTAACTTGTCTTTTTGAGCTAGTATTACCAGCCATCCTGCCTGCTGAAGCCACCTTTTGTTGAGGCTTCACTTGATTGGAAGGCTCGTCAAACTTTTGCGGAAATTCTTTTCTTAGTCTTTTATCAACTTCACTATAGTATTGATCAGTCTGTGGACTAAATCCTTCTGCAATTAAATTTTGATCTATTGCAAAAGCTGCAAGTGTCATAATCTGATCATCTCCAAACCAACCATTTTCATCTACCCACTTTTCTTGTTTAGCGTCTAGCGTTGGTGGAGCTTGATATTGTGGAAGTTGTTGCGAATATTGTTGTTGCGCAGGTTGAGGTTGTATCGGTTGTTCTTGAACTTGTCTTTGTATAGCCATCTTTGATGTAGAAACTTTGTTCTCTTCTACAGCTATCTTTGATAAAACGTCTTGAGCTTTAGCAACCTTATCGTAGTCCTGCACTTCGTGTGCTGACTTTAATGCAGACATAGCTTGTTGTTTTTGAGACTTAAGCCTGTTCTCTGCTTCCATTAAATAAGATCTATCTAAGTTTGAGCTTTTTTGTTTAAGATGTTGATTCTCAAAAGAAGTCTTCTGTGCATACTCGAATGCAGATTCTTGACCTCTCTCTGCTTCTCTTAGCTTTCTAGTTAAATTGTTTATTCTTTTTTGTACGCTTTTAGAATAATCTTCTAACTCTTCTTCTTGTTTTTCTTCTGGTGTATCAGAAACATTTTCTATTTGTTCTTCAGCTACCTCATCAACAGATTCCATAGGAATTTGTGTTTTAGGTGTGTCATCCTCAATCGGATCAATTTCAACAATCTGACCTTCTTCTATTTCTTCTACTAATTTTGCGTTTTCTTCTGCCATTTTTTGCTCCTTATACTGCAAGAATATCGTCAGGATCCATTATAGTAGCTATCACTTCGTCATCGTTAATGATCCTGCATTCAGATTCATCACCCAACTTAAAGCGAGCACCAGAATATCTACCTATCAATACCCATTGTTTTTCCTGACACCATGGTTCAGCAAACTTGTTTGCATCCGCATAGCAATCAGGGCCCATTTTTACCACATACCCAACAACTGTAGCTAAAGATTCTCTATCTACGGTTGATTGAACTAGGTGGATTCCGCCTTCTGTGACTGCTTTACCTTTATAAGGTAGTATTAGTATCCTCCAACCTGTTGGTTGAGGCATACGATCTAAAAAACTTTTATCTAATAATGTAGGGTCTAAGACTCGAGCTGATTCTTTGACATAAACATCATTTTCTTTACTCTCTGGTACTGGAGTTGCTTGTTTGGGTTCTGGTTTTTTTTCTGATTCTATAGCTTTAGCTACGTGATCAGGTATGTGAATCTTCGTCATCTTGTTGTATTTTTCCTAGCAGCTCTCTAAAAATATTTTCTGCATCAGCTAGAGAACTGTAACGCCCACGCAGAAATTCATACTGAGAGAAGTCTTTACATCCAGATAACATAGCATCCTTAGTATCTTCTCTTCTGCCTTCAAGTTCTTTTAAAAACTTTTCAGCAAGCCAAACTGACGACATTAATAAATGCCTGAAAACTTACCGCCAAATTCGGCAGCGCCCATTCCTCTACACTTACCTTTGCCCATTCCAGGTTTAGGTGTTGTGCTTGTTGAAAAAGTACCAGCATTAGTCTTTAAAGACGCGTTGCCTTTATTACTATAACTGTTTTTATTTTTTAATACTTTTGGTGTTTTTTGTTGACTTATGTCTGTTCTTTTATACATGTGTTTTATTATGTTGTGTGATTTTTAATTTTGCAAGGTTTATTTTTGATTTTGCATTTCTAACATTTTAAAACGTGCCTGTTGTTCTAGTCTTGCTCTTGCAGTTTCATCTCTTAAGTCTGCAATATCTTCCATAGATCCTATTCTTTCTTTGTCTACATTAACCCTTCTTTGAGCATCTAAAGCTTTACGTTTTTCTTCTTGTAAGAACTGTTGTTGCTCCATAGATAACTCTTGTCCTTTAAGTGCAAGTTCTTGTTTTCTAATAGCAACCAAAGGATCTTCATCACTAGGATCTGAAACTTTCTGACTGTACTCAGTAATAAGCTCAGCCATGATAGGAGCAGAGAACTGTGCAAGTATATCGCCTGCTTGCTGTGCCATCTGTTGTGCCTCTTCTGGGTTCGCTTGTTGTGACTGCTGTTGCAACTGCTGGAATTGTTGCATAGCTTCTGGTGGCATTTGTTGTTCAGCCAATCCATCAGCCTTCATTTGTAAATGTTGCATAATATGTGAATGTATTAATGCTTGAACCTGTGCGTTCATTTGCACTGGAGGTGTGTTCAATATAGCCATGTGTATTATTATATGAGCATCATGATTCTGTTGAGGAAAAGCTTGAGCTTGTTGACCTAATAACAATTTATTATTTTCAAAACCTGCTTCAAGAGGAGTAGGCTCTGTTGAAGGCGGAGGTGTTAAGATTTTATCTATATTGTCTACTCCTATAGCCGCATACATCCTTTTGTAAGATTCGTATATTCCTTGAGGGCCATGTACTTCTGGATTTGATTGCACTAACTGCATCATCTCTTGGGCCATAGCAATTCTTTGGGACTGACTAAATATGTCTGGATTAGATATAGGAATTATATCCACTCTTTCATCAAAATCTTGTAATTTTATTTTTGCGTCACCACCAGCTATAGCGTAAGGATATTCTTCAGGCAAGTATTCCTTAAACACTTTGGCTAATAATCTAAATTCTTTCTTTTGAGAGTTATGTAATCTTTTATGTATTGCAGACAAAACCTTTGTAGATCTTTCTAGTAAAGCTAAAGTTGTTCCTACAGGTGCATTTGGATTGCCTTGTCCTGTATTAATTTCAGCAATAGATGCAAACTTCTTACCGCCGTCTACTAATATTCCCAGTAGATTAAGCAATGTTCCGCTTGGCTCTTTAAAGGGTAGAGGTTGTATTGATTCTCTTAATGATCCGCCTGGGGCGTCAACATCTCTAAATTCACCTGGTTGTATTGGAGTATCTTCGTCTCTAATTCTAATACCACGAGTTTTAAACCCAGCAGGTAAATTAGCTAAAGTACCAGCATCTATAAGCTGTCTTAAAATAGAAGTAGACGCTTTAGATAAGCCACCTATCATGTGTGTCAAACCAAACCCATAGAATCCT